CTTTATAACCATTTGCGGCAGCATCGTCCACAACTCCACCAAACCATTTATTTGCAACAACCTTACCAACACTTTCAGCATTATCAGGACTTAAAGACCCAGCAAGACGTTCTTGCATATCGGCAAACCATGTAAAGAAATCATTAAGTTCTTCATTAGACATTGGCAAAACATCGTCAGCGGTTTCTAAAAGTGTATCAACTTTAGTTTGCATATCATACATACCCATTAACCATTCCGCTTTTTCTGGATAAGCACGAATAAACTCTGGGTCTATAAAACCATTGTTAGCAAGCATATTGTCAACAACATCCATTGGCATCATATCAGGCACACCAACTTCAGCCCAAGCCCTGTTTAAATCATCAGCCCAAAACTCAGGATTAAGAAAATTTGCAAAAGTAGTTGGGTCACGCAAATCCAACAAATCTTCTTCAGGTATAGCATGACCAACAATAGCATCTTTCATTTGCGCAAACGTACCAAATTCATTATCAATAGGTTTAGTTGTATAAAGTTGAAACGGAATAGGTTCGTCATTAAAACCTGGTGGAAAACCATAAATCAAACCCTCAGTAGCATAAGACGCATTATCTTTAGCAACATTTATACGAGCCAACGCTTCTAACTCTGTTTCGTTCGCCAATATTGCTTCGTCAATTACACGTGCCGCTTCAGGGTTGCCAGCAGGAATTTCGTCACGCAAATTAATTAAAGTGTCATGAGTTTTCTGACGGAAAACTTCTCTTGCATCTATTGCATCACCACCACCAGCGTCACGCACAATGCGTTCAGCCATCCATTCAGCCGATTTGCCTTGCCAATCATCATTATTGGGAAACCTAGAAACATATTCGTAACGCAACTCTTGCATAGACAAGAAACGGTCACCTTCGCCATTAAGCAACGCTTCTTTCATTTCCGCAGCATGACGCATGGTTGCTAAATACAAATTGTTAAACTCACCTTTTTTATCAGGTGAAACCTTCACAGCCTGTTCTGCAAGTTCTTGCATACGTTCAATAATTGCGTCAATGCTAGAAACAACCTTTAAAGTCTCATCATTTACCGCTTTGCGGTAAGATGCTTTGCCCGACAAAACTGCACGAGCAACATCAGAAACCTCTTGGAGTTCCGTTGCCAAACCTTCTCTAGTGCCTGCCAAGCCAGCAGTAACATTTCGTTTAACCCTTGGAGTTAATCTTTGATATTCAGAAGTTAAGTCCGTAACAATTTTATATAACGTATCAGCAATTGGACCGTCATCAACAGCCTGTTTAATCAAAGGTTTAATAACCTCTGGACCAAAATCTAACAAACGTTCAACATAGTCATACCTACCGTGCATACGACTATAAGAAGCAATGCTGTCATCAATGATTGTAGGCAAATCTGTTTTAAACCAAGGAACACCAAGTTCTTTCATGGCAATTTCATTAATTTCAGTAATGTCGCCTTTTAAAACTTTTTGTCCCAAAAACTCAGAATATTCAGTAACACCAGTTACGGGGTTAAGTTCAGGTCCACGAACTTTACGGTAACTAGCGATACCTCTGCCAGTTTTAATTTCATCAGCAGTAAGTTTATAGTCCGCAAAATATTTTGCATATTTTGCCCGACCAGTTTTTTTATTTCCGCCTTGGCTACGCAAAAATTCTTTCGCATCATCAGTAATAGAATGATAAATATGGTCTTCAACAAAACCCATTTCTTTAACATTAATGCCATATTTAACTGAAAGTTCATTTACTTTAGCGTTTATAACATCACGTTGCGCACCATCCCAAGTTTTAAAACCTTCAACAATTTCTTGTGTTAAAGGATTGTTTGTCACCGCACCAGAACGGTTTTCAATTAATGGAACTAAAAGTTTTTGTTCATCGTCAGGCAAACCTTTTACTGCCATAGCCGTATTGGTTATTTCACCCGAAATAACACCCTTAGCATACAAGGCAGTACTTTTGCCAACAGTGTTGGCAGAATAATGTGCTAAACCTTGTAAGTAGGTGTCATACCATTCTTTTCCAGATAAGTGTCTACGACCTAATCCAGCAAGGACAAGGGGTTTGGTTTTGGATTTAGAAATAAATGTTTGTACTTTAGGATATTTGCGGAAAAATATATCGCCTGCTTTGGCGCTAATTTCACCAGCGGTGTCAGCCCAAATTTCCGCTAAAACACTAGAGTTTGGAATTTCTTTACCCATATATTTAACACCAACAAAAATACCTTCAGCATCTCTAACTTCTTTTGGAAAAGCAACAGGACCTTTGCGACCAAGATTATCTAATACAACATCATCAATTAGACCAGGGTACTTTTTTTGTAACTCAAGTCCTTTTAAGACGGTAGCAAATTTACCCATTTTACCAACAGCACTTGCAGGAAGTGAAACGTAGGTTATGGGGTCGGTAAAAGTATTTGCAACAAAATTCATTACTTTGTTTGGAAGCGCATTAGGGTTTCCAACTGTTCCACCTTCACCAAAAGGTTGAAAATCAAAATTACGGGCATTGCTAACAAACTCTTTTATAGAAGGTTTAACTTTATTGCCACGTGCGTCAATTCTTGTTCTGCCAGTAAGAACAGTTAAACCATCAGCAACTTCATTTAACGCAGATTGCAAAGTAGACCTAACAGGCTTACCAACCTCACCAAGCGACAACCATTTTTCTCTACTGGTCAAATTTAAAGGAAGTGTAGCAATATCATACAAACTCTTAAACCAGCCACCACCAACCTGTTTAGGCGCACCACCCATTGCAATATTGCCAAGTTGGTCAACAATACTGTCTTTGCCAACTTCAAACGCTTTAGATTGTGCTTTAGAAATGTTTTGTTCTAATTCATTTTGCGCATCAGCAAAATCTTGTTCATCTTGAGAAGTATCACGTTGCGGTCTTAGGATACGTGACGTACCATCTTTGAACGTGTATATTGCCTTACCTGCATCATCAAAGCCATATCCAGTAGGTCGGTCAAGTGTTTGTTTCTTAACAAACGGTGAACGTGTTACAGCCATGAAAAGTCCCTAAATTAGTATCCTATAATAAGAATACCTGTTCCTAAAACTCCGCTCGCCGCATTGCTTTAACTTGCGCTATACTTTCGTTTCGTTGAGCAGCAGCCCTAGCAGCCGCTTCTTCTTCAGCCTTTTTTTTCGCTGCTGCCGCATCCGCAGCCGCTTTAGCAGCCCCATCATCGGCTGGCGGTTCTTCAGGTTTTTTAGGTTCTTCAGGTTTTTTAGGTTCTTCAGGTTTTGGCACATAACCATACTGTTGCATAGTTTGCGCCCTTATTGCTGCAGCCGAATCTTCTTGCGCTGCCTGTCTAGCGTAAACGTTTTCACTTGCTTGTGCTTTTTGCAACGCAATATCTTGCAAACGTTTATTTAGGTCAGCCTGCATACCAGCCTTAATACGTGGTTCCTGACCAGCCAAACCTTGCAAAGCAGCAGTAGTAGCACCAGTAGCAGCACGTTTACTAGCAATGTCAAAGTTTTGTTGCCCAACATTCAATTGACTAGCAGCCCACTTACCCAAATCTGATGTACTAGTAGCAAACTGTTTAGCAAAATCACTTATAGCCTGCACCTCGCCAGTACCAGCACCTTGAGATTGTAATGCAGCCAACAAAGGATTTGTTGGTGCTTCTAAAGTACTAATAGGAACATCTTTATAAGCGACACTATCAACAAAGTTTTTTAAGAAATCTTCACCCGCACCCATAACTTGTCCACGTGCAGTTTTAAAATCATTAGCCAATAGTTCAAGTTGTGTAGCAAATTCGCTATCAGCCATAGTTTTCATTGGGTCATAAAGTTCTTTAATTCTTATCAAACCTTCAGTGGTTCGTTTTCCTGCTTGTGAAAACAGATAATCAGCAGCAGCGTTACCACCCGCAATACCACGCAGTCTAGTTTCGGCTGCTAACGCATCTTCACGTGCTATTTGACGTTTTTCTGCATCAACTTGTTGTTGTTGCGCACGTGCCTCTGCTGCAACTTGTGCTTCACGGTCACGTTTTTCTTTAGCCAAAGCATCTATACGTTCTTGCGCACGAACAGCAGCAGCAGTACCAGCAGCAGCACGTTGTAAATCTAATTGTGCTTGACGATATTTGTCCTCACGTGCATTATCCAACAATGTTTGTTTTGTTGAAAAGTTTTGTGACATTATAACATTGTTGCGGTCAACTATTTCTTGTCGTGCTGACGTTTGTGCTTCTATCTGTCCCTGCAGCAACGCCTGACGTGGTTTTAACCACGAATCAGGCGGCATAACATTTGCGGTTTTTTTGTTTTCTTTTTGCCACGCAAGAACATCTTCATTATATTTTTTATACAAAGCATCCAAATTTAATGGTGGAACAGGAACAGGTTGTTGCAAAGCAGGATTAGGTGGACCAAGTGGCTCACCATTTTGTACCCATTTGCCATTAACTAATTTAAACGACATAACACCCCCTAGTAGGCAGCATACTGCTTGAGGGCAGTAGCCGAACTAATAATATCTCTTTGTTTTTGTAAACGTAACTGCGTCAAATAATCCTCAAGGTCAGCCTGAGATGCTGCTTCACTCATAGCAATACGGTTCTGTTCATCCTGTAGCATTTGTGTTTCATCAGATATTCCACGTTGCATATCGGCAGCGTAACGTTCTAAACCTTTACGTTGTATACCCGAAGCCACACCAGGACCAGCCAAACCACGTTTACCATAACTAGCCATTTGTGGGCGAAAACCTTCGGTGAGTTTACGTGTCAAGTCCGCTATATTGCGTGTGCCACGTTGTTGCCCCAGAAACGCAGCCTGTCGGTTCGCTATTGAGGTTGCGGAACGGCGTTTACGGGCAGATGCTTCAGCCATCCCGTAATCGCCATAATATGCGTCTATCATTGACATAATGTTACCTAATTGCTTTCAACTGTTTTAATTCGTCTATTTCTTTTTGTAAACGTTCTAGTTCAGCCTGAAGTGACACAAAAATGTTTTGTAAAACATTTTTGTCCACACTTGTCAGCAAAGACAACGAGTTAACAGACCAAGCCATTAACCGAACACCTGCGAACCCAACACCAACTGGTCACTGTCACCAGTAACGCTCGTACCTGATGCCGCTGCTGTTAAACGACCAGCCGAATCAACTGTAATGTTTGCTGTTGTGTAAACACCAGCAACCACACCAGTTGCAGACATTGCAGCCGAGTTTACAGCCCCAGCGTCAATGTTTGTGCCAGCCGCCAACGCTTCAGTAAACGTTTTAATAGCAACAAAGTTTGCATTAACTTCAGTCGCAATAGCGGCTGTGCCGTTTGTAAAACTATGTGGAATAGTAAGTGTAGCCATTGTTATCCTTTAACCTGTCTAGGTTGATATTTGTATCCAATACTGTTAATTCCCCACAACTGTCCCAAAGGACCGTTAAACTCTAGTTGAACAGTTTGGGCTAAACCCAAATTGTTTCCAGTAATCAACAAAGAACTAATAGCACCAGTAGACCAATTATCCCCCCAATTACTAGACCCCCAAACCATACCAGAACCAATTGGTGATTGTGTTAAATTAAAAGTTCTACGTTCATTACCATCAGCCTCATCAAAATCATGATAAACTTTAACACCAATAGTTTGATTTACAGCAGATTGTTTAATAACAAACTCTGGACGGCGAAACATTTTACGTTGAGTATAGGAACCAGCATCAAACCATTTAGTACGATACTTACTAGTATAAGAAACATCAGTGCCAGAAATATTATCAAGTTCTTCATCATACATATCAATCTGTAAAACATAAGGTAAAGTTGGATGAGTTAGTAAACGAAACTCAACATTGGACGCATTATGCCAGTTACATCCAGCAGTCAAACCTTTGCCGTCCGCAGTTGAAAACTGCATCCAAGAACCCTTAGCACTAATAGTTGGGTCATAAACAAAATTAACAGTACTATTTGATACAGCACCAGTCCTAGAATAAGGTGCAGAAACCCACAACCGTTGACCAATCCAACTTAAATGAAAACCATCTTCAACACCAACAGTAATATAATCCAAATCAATAATAGGTCTAAGGTTTTCAAAAATGTCCGTAATAGTAGAACCGTTATAATAATATACACCTTCAGGATTAGAAAAGAAATATACACCTTTGTCGCTAACAGCAATATTGTGTGGTGTGTCAACACCAAGATTACTAGAAACTTCTACAACTTGGAAATTATCTGAATCGTAACCAAACAAAGCAAAAATTGCGTTTGGTTTAAAAATAATTAACTGACCAGCAACAGTAGCCAAACCAGTAATACGATTACCGCCAGCATTAATTTCAATATAATCATCTTCATTCCAGTTCTCAGGTGCATTTTCCAACGACCAATGCAAACGATTCGGATAATCAACACCATCAACACGAACATTAGCGGCAAACATTTTATTAGCATGAACATGCAACAACTCCGCTGTCGGCATTTTCCGCTCACCTGTAGTAGGAGTAGTTTGCCAAGCATGCGGCGCAGTACCACTTGCTGTCAACGCCGTAGCATACGTGCTAGCAGTATCCCAAACATAGCCACCGTTGCCAGCAGTCCCAACAGCAATATACAATTTAGTACCCCACTGTGCAAAACTAGCACCATGCGTACTAGTAGCAACAATAGGATTACCAGAACTATATTCCAACAAACTAAAATCAGCACCAGTAGACCGATAAACTCTAGTTTCTGTAGACAACATTATACGTGGTGTAGCACCATAAAACGGAAACAACGATTGTGGTGTCCAAGTACCAGATACCGCCGTACTATTAATACGGCGCATAGCACCACGACTAAAAACACCACCTCTAGGGTCAATTTCAACATTCAACATATCAGGAGATTCATTATCAGCCAACTGAAACTGGTCGGCACGAAAGTTTAGCCCCCCAGTAAAATCTTTCAGTTCACGAACTTTAACTTTAGCCATTAGTTAAGTTTTAAATCCTGTCCCATACGTCGCATCCAATCCTGAAAGGTTGGACGACCAGAAGTTTGCCCCTGAGATAAACGCAAATGCGCATGACTACTAGGTTTCATAATATTCTCTTTAGCCAAGACAACACCTTCGTCAAAAGCACGTTTATATTCTTGTGCCATAACCGTGTCCTCAAGGCGTTGATATACACGGCTGCAAGCATAATACACTAAAGGAAAATGCAAAGACGGACTGGCATCAACCGCACCACCAGTAGTAACCCAATCAATCGGTTCACGATAAGCCCGCACCTTCAAGGTGCGAACATTGTTTGGTTTGGGAAACAAATGAATTTTACCTTCCCAAATAGCATAAAACAACGGGTCAGCAGATGTATCATACGAACCGATATAAGTATTTTCACCCATATCAAGTCCAACCATATCCAAACGCAAACCCGTACCCGTAGGGTCAACAATAGAAATAACCTGACCAATAGGGTCAGCAGTAAAGGCACTAATGGTGTATTCACGTTGCTCGGCAACAGTATTAAAAGTAAACGACTTCTCTAGGAAAGACCAGCGTTTTTCCATATCCAATATACGGTAATATCCGTCACGGATATAAACATTCAACAACGAATCTGGTAGGTCCTCACTATCTAGGTCAGTGATGTCACGGACGGTTTGACGCAACGTTGTTGCGGTCATTGTTGCGTATGCCATTGTTATTCCTCGGATTCAATTTGTTCAGCCAACTCAGCCAAATTAACAGCCTGACGGTAATGCCCAACACACAATTCTTGCCCCTTCATACGGTTAGCGCCACAGGTATCGTCGTTGCCCATACATTTGTTGCCACGACCCAAATATTCGCCGCTGGCAGCCGCCAACGGCGCATCAGCAACAGCAGAAAGCCTATAATGGTCCACTGGTCTACCGTATAAAGCGTAACTAGGTATTGAATTGCTCATCATAATATGGGTATCCGTTCCTTTAAGGTAATGCCGATAACACTTTTTCTAACACCTTGCGACCATACTTATTACCCACACTGGCTTTACGAGTTAAAGCACCAACAGGTTTAGTCACACCTTTACCAAGCAACCCCAAACCTTTCATTGCCGTAGCGCCACCTTTTTGAGTATATAGCCAAGCATTAAAAAGGTCACTTTTACTTCCCTTGCCAGTTAAAATGTTTTCTAACTCGTTTAAAGGCAACAAAGACTCACCTACAAAAGATGCTTTTTGACCATATTTATCTTCCGCCCGTACAATCCCAGGGTTCTTTTTATTTAACCTCAACAAATCAGACAACTGTGCATCTAAATTTTCTTTACCAAAACGAACAACACCAGAAAAATTAACCATATCATTAAATGGTCCAAAACCAGGTTTAGTTTCAACAATAGACTTAGTGCGTTGTTCGTACTCAAACCCCTTGGGGTCAGCAGCCATCTTGGACAAATCTAAAGCAGAATTAACCTTGCGCTTATAACGTTGGTTACGTGGAGTAACCATTATTTCCTCTTTGGTGCTTTAGAACCTTTTGATTGTTTTGCTCGGAACGCTGACAAACGTGCATTAAGTTCTTCGGCAGTTTCCTGTCGTCTGCCAGAACGTAAAGGCGCACTAGGTTTAATATTATAACCCTCGCCACCCTTGCCAAGAACCGCTCTTGCAGCAGCCACATCAGCAGATGTGGTCAATTTAACATTCTTAAGTTCCTCAGCACTATACTTCTTAGCCGACACAGCCAAAGGCTTAACCTTAGAACGTTTCGCCGCATTTGCTTCCTGTTGCGCAACAAGTCTACGCTCAGAAGCCAAAGCAGACAAACGCTTCTCCCTAGCCTTAGCAGACTCAGGACCCTTAACCTTAGGACCAGTTGAAGTACCAGTACCTCTATTAAGTTTAGCATCTGCACGTTTACGTTCCAAAGCCTCAAGACGCATATTCGTTTCTTTATCTTGACGAATTTGATAATCCCTACGAGAATCCTTAGGTTCAACACCTTTTCGGATTTTATCTTTCTTAGCACGAAAAGCCATTCTACCAGCCTCAGTGTCCAACTCCTCTGGAGTCATCTTACCCAAATTCTTTAACCTAGTATCAACACCTCTGGATAGTTTGTCCAAGTTTCTTTCAGCAAAAGATTTAATTTCTGACTCAACATTCTTACGAACTTGCGCAACCTGCTTAGGAGTAAGTTTGCGACCATCTTTTTCATATAATTTTACAAGTTTATAAGCCTCTATGTTTGTTTGTTTATCTAACATGCCGCCCTCGTTTTTAAGCAAACGAGTCTTATAATCAACCGAGTTCATTTTCTTGGTTAAAGTATTACTAATAAGAGGATAGCCTTGTTGACGCATCATCTGCGGAGTCATCCTTGTTTCAACTTTACTTTTTTCTTTATTAAGGAATCGTTCTCGGTTTGCTTTTTTCTGTGCCGCTTTATCTGCTGCTCTTTTATCAGCACCCATAGCACGGCGTTCAGCGTCAGCCTGCTGGTTAGCCAAACGGCGCTGTTCCTTTGTCATCGGCTTAGAAGCAGGCTTGCTCGGTTTTGGGGTTACTGTCTTTGCTGTTTTGCTACTAACCTTAGGTTTTCCACTTTTGCCTAAAGCCTTTTGAACAGCAGATTTTGCTGTGCTGGCAAGTTTGCCAGCATCATCTGCAACATTCTTTACAGCAGAGACAGCAGGTTTGCGGGCTTCTAAAAGTCGTTGAACAATAGCCCTGGCGATATCGTCCGCAGAAGAACCACCTCTAGCCATTACTTTTTATCCTTTTTATTTCTGTTACGACCTTTTGATGTTGCTTTGCGAGCCTCAACAATATTTCCACCATATTTTTCTTCTAAGGTTGCAGCCCACTTAGCCCTGTTTGCCGCTTTGCGTTCTTCACGTTCAATGGCTTTCATTTTGTTGTATGCTTCACGTTCTTTAGCCCAATTGTCACGATTGGCTTGACGGCGGGCTTCACGTTCCATTTTATCAGCCGAACCCGATTTGCTACGTTTGGCTTTAATATTATCAACACGAGCCCATTCTTCTTGCATTAAAGTTTCCATACGTGCTTTAGCCTCAGCCTTTGAAGCACCTGGTTTTAATGGCGGTATATCTTGACTGGCGGGTTTGCTTTTAGGTGGATTCTTGGGCAACTTAGGTTTTGCTGGTTTTGCTGGTTTCGCTGCTTTACCAGTCATCTCAGACATAATCTTTGAGATGTCATCAGCCAAATTGCCACCAGTTTTAGCAACATCATCCAACACACCTGACTTTTTCAGGTTTTGCATAACTGCTTTTAAAATTTTGTCTGGGTCTGGGACCTTTGGCATAAAACTCCTATAAAATCAAAATGGTAGGGGGCTTTTGTCCCCCTACCATATTGTGGGTTGTTCCCAGCCCACAAAATTGCCAATTAAGGCAAATTTTGTTAAATTACTTAACTGCGCCGCCAGAGTTCTTGCGGTACAACTGAATTGCTGTAGTTGATGTTACAACAGCAAGGAATGTCGCTGAAGTTCCATCAAACACTGTCATCAACCCACCACCAGTGATTGTCCAACCAGTATTGGTTGTAACAACAGTTTCAAAACTAGACGCAAGGTTCACGATTGTAAACTCAAACGAGGTTCCAACTGCTTCATCTTTCAATTCAGCAAGCACAAGTGCGGCTGTTGGTAGGGTGAAGGTTGTGTCTTCTGTTGGTGTTGCAACAAACAACTTACTGTTAAGTAGTTGTGCTGCTGTTGGTGTTGCAGCATTAGTAACGGCTACTGCTGTAACCTTTTCTTTTGCTGTAACGTATGATTGTATACGACTACGACTAATCGCACCGTCTGTATCATTTGGGACTAATGGCATTTCTATCTCCTGTTTTGTTTTGTTTAAATTGTTGTTGTTTATTGTTTGATGGGGGCTTGCGCCCCCAACAAATTATGTTACTTAAGCAGTTTTTGCTGTTAGTTTGCCTTGCTTCTTAGCGTTGCGGCAAGTGAGGTTGCCGTAACACATAATCAAAGCATAACGTGCATCCAAGTCTTCTGGACGAACAAACTCTGTTTGCTGGAACCACTTACCTGAGTGACCGACAAGTGTGAGGTACTTGCTGTTGATGAAGAACATTACACCAGCGGTGCAACTTGCATCAAACACTACAGGTGCAGCCTTGAACAGAAGGTTCTGGAAACCAGCATCTGCTGTCTTAGCGTCTGTGTAGCGCAACTGTGGTTGCAACAAAGCCTCATACTTTTCAAACAATGTTTGAGTTGTGAGAACCATGTCTGGGTGGTCGTTACCAACAGAAACCGTGTTGTATGCGGTTGCCATTTGAGCGAGAGTCAAAGCAGTTGCTGTGTTCTCCTCGTATGAACGCCAGTACTCGTTACCAGCAGTTGCACGGTTGATGTTACCGACAGTTCCTGAAGCCTCAATGATGTTGCCGAGACCGTTCCAGTCCTTGCCGCTGTTGCCAGTTCCGTCTGCGTAGAACATGTCGTTGAAACCTTCACGCATTGACTCCTCAGCCTGCATGATTTTGGCTTCCAACAAGTTAATAATTTCTTGTTCGCCGTTGTTCTTTGCTTCTTCAATACCGCTGATTGCGATTGATGCAGCGTACTGCTTCCAATCGTATTCTGCTGCAGTGATACCTGTTTGTGCTGTTAGTGAAATTGAATCGTATCCACTGTATGAAGCAACCGTAGTGTTTTGACCATAAATCAATGGCTCAACAATTTTGGTTCCACCATTGAGCATACGGATACGCCCCTTGGTCATCAGGTGATTAGTGAGAACACGGTCCGAGAACACGTTATCTGTTAATTGGTCACGATAGTTAGCGAGCGTTGTACTTAGCAACGCATCAAAGTTTACATTAGACATTATAATCCTTTATAATAGTAGTTGTTAAATGGTTAATTTGCACCCATTTGAAGTTTAGCGGCAGCCCAAGCCTCGGAAACTGATTTAATTGGGGCAGCCTTTTCTGTCGTAGTAGAACTAGTAGCCGAAGAACCCCCCGACACCACACTAGCAGCACGTTTCGCTTCAAGCACACCATTATCGGTTTGCTTCAAACGTTCCTTCGCTGCTGTTTCTATTTTGGACTGTGCCACAATTTTATCAAAAGCCAATTGCTTATACACGCCTTCTAAATCGGTTGTGTTCATACGCAAAGCGTTTGACACAACTTCTTTTACATCAAAATCACTATACTTGGTTTGCAAACCAGCAATTTCTTTTTCAATCTGTTGCTGATTCTGAAATTCCTCAAAAGATGCTACACGTTTATCAAGTTCACGAATCTTACGTTCCTCTGGAGTTAAAGATTCTTCATCTATCGGGTCAACCTGTGGTGTGTTTTGCACATTGTAATGTTGAGACAATAAACTGAGTGTCGCTGCTGGGTTATTCTCTAAAGCGGCTTGAAGTGTTGAAGCAAATTCTATTTTTTCACGTTGCTGAGACAATTCTTGCGTTTTCCGAGTATAATCGGCTTGACGTTGATAACCTGCAATAGCCTCACTAAGAGGGACTTGCAATTCCTCTCCATCCAACTTAACTGGAACTCTATAATTAGAGTATTCCTGCACGTTCAATGTAGGTGTATCGGGTGTTTCTGTGATTACACTATCAGATGTGGGTGACCCTTCAACTGGTTCCGCTGACTGTGTTGCGATTTCGTCGCTCATATTTCTCCTAGAATCCGTAATGGTTGTTCTAATACTAGAATGGGCGTTCCCTAGACGGGGGGTATGGTGGATACCCCCCGCTGGGTTAGATGCGTTAAAACGCATCCTAGAGTGTCTGGTGACCTATTGTGGTGGTAAAGGTTGTTGTTGTCCTGCTTGTTCTTGAGCAGTCAACATTGCTTGAACTTCAGGACTAACAGGTGACGCACCCGCAGCGCCCGCAGGACCAGCAGGCATACCTTGTTGTTGCGGTGCAGCATTGATAAACTCATCAGGGTTTTTTACACCAAAACCCATCTGCAACACATAGGCGGCAAGTTTACCCATGTCAACAATACCTGCACCCGCAAACGGTGCAAGTGCATCAACCATCTGTAACGCCATCTGACGGCGGAACGACTCATTTGCTGGCTGCGTTGAACCTGCAGCAACTTCAAAATCAAAGTCACCTTGCAAATAGTCACGGTCAAAGTTAACCCAAATAGGTTCTCCGTCTTTGCCCATAACACGTGCCACTTGTTCACCAATCATATATTGTTGCGCTAACTGCACCATACGACGACCAATTTCGGCAATAGCCTGTTCAACAGTAGCCAACTTATCTGAAGTTCTGGCATTGGCTGCGTCTTGCATTAACGATGTTTCGGTTGCGGTGCGGCGAATCTCTGATACGCCGCCACGTTGAAACTCTGTTACCCCAGAAATACGGTCAATGTCACCAACAATCAAATTAGTTTGATTATAAAACTCTGGTGGGTTAATAACCGCTGGGAAAGCAGAAACAACACCGCCCAAACTTTCATCCGAAATAACAGGAACCATAACGTTGTCTTGGTCTGACTCCAAAGCGGTGCGACCCAACTGGTCAAACGCATTTTCTTTATACAAATATTTGCGTGCAAACTTTTTGCGATGATTCATCATCTGCGAACGTGTTTCGTTCAATTCTTTTTGCAACGGTTCAATGGATTCCAAATCACCCATTGGATAGAAATGGTCAGGGATATCATAATTGCGCAACATCACAAATGGTTGCCCAAACGCATACGGCATTTTTATTGGCTTAACTAAAAAGTTTTCGCCTTGTTCAGAAAAAATGCTCATCGTGTTATTGGCTACATCATAATATTCCCAAATTTCTGCATACCCAGCGTTTTTGTCATGAATTTTTTTGCGTGAAGGGTCATCAGCATAACGGCTAACAGCCATAACTTTAACTTGGTCACGAGCAACTTTATTGTAACGTTTATCTTGTTTTACGTCATTAATTGGTCGGCGGATACGTTGTGCAATCCAACGAATATCGTGCATGCTGGTAGCATCTGGGTCAACAAAAATATCATTAGGAGAAACCCGTTCAGCGAACGGGCTATCTTCTAAAATTATACTAGTAGGTGTTGACTCGCCACCAGGAATAGGGTCGGAAACTTCTGTGTCGCCACCTTGGGTGTCTTCTTCCTCAACAAAACGATAACCAACTTTTATCCAACCATGCCCAACTGTTAACATGTCTTTTACGGCACGACGAAAATGTGAACGAACATCACGATGTTTCCACCAATAATTCACCACCGCTTCAGCGATAACCGCCTGTCCAGCATTGTCTGGATTAACAGCATTGACAGAAATCTTCGGATAGTTAACCGAAATACTTGGCGAAATAACGTTAATTGTAGAAAACGAAATGTTAACCAACATGCGGTCTTCTGTTTTATAGTCATCAAAATGGCGACCTTTATACATGTCAACCATTCGTCGCCAAGTGCCATCATACCCGTCATCTTTACGCCACTTGCGGCTAGATTCAATACGTTGTTTAGACTGCGCCAAATAGTCTGCCATGTTTTTCTTAACCATTATACATCCTTACCTTTGTGCCAACCAATATGTTCATCTAACTTTGTGTCTACAGTATCAACCTTATCAGCAACCTGTTGCAACAAATCCCTAGACTCGGCATGTTGACTAGTGTTTTCTGAACGTAACTTGTTTAAAACAACCACCATTGGACCTGTTATAACCGCAACCAAAATAGGTACAAGGATGGCTTCCATATTACATCCAATTAGTTACAGGTTCAGCCTGAACTCCGTTAATAGCGGCATCCGACATAATTTGGCGTTGCTTTTCAGCAATGGTATCCCCATGAAAGTTGTCTTTGCCATAAGTAAACCCTAAACGAACACTTTTTATGTGACAGCCAAAACAAATTGCACCACGATGGGGCAATTTCTCATCATAAAACTGTCTAGAACATTCTTCGCAAGTAAAATTTGTCATCTAATAACACTTTCCTGTTCCCAAACTAACGAAAAGGAGTCTGACTGCGCACATTATGTGCGCCAATAGGTGTTTTTTCTGCTTTCCGACCACCAAAAATATGTTTTTCCCACCACAACAAACTATTTGTAGGCGGTTTATCAGCAGGACGATACTCCGACAACCAAACATACTTCAACATTTGATTAGCAATAGCCAAAGAAATAACACGGTCATCATGCGGACTACCAGACATTTTACCATTTTCTTTACGAACAAAAGTGCGTAACTCCGCAATAGTTAAACGGTCATAAATTTGAATAGTGTCAGTACGCATAGCAGCAGACAATTCATCAATAGCCAAAGGTTTAGTAGTAGCCGTAGTACGCCAACCCAAAATGTCTGTAGCCTCAGGGCGAACATGTGCTAAACGGCGTTGTTTATAAAGATTTTTATAACCATGTTTTTGGGCAGCCTTAAGAGTAGTTAAACCATGATTATTGTTTTCAATACCCAATAACGCAGTGTTATACCACCAACCTATTTCTGCTAACATTTCACCAAACAAATCAGGTTCAATACGACCATGCCAAGTAGCAACAACTACACCACTTTTAGCCTCTATAATGTGTGCGGAACTATAGTCACCATAAGATAAACCTTCAGAAACGTCAGCGCCAATTACGTAAACAGATTCTTTTTGTGGGAAAGCCCAAATATGCAACTCTCCATTTTCCGAATAACGGAACTCTCCATTCCCATCCGAATACAAATGATAATAACCACGACTAGGTTCTACAAGAGACATGTCATCTAACATTTGAATATCAAAAACGGGATTACCTGATTTGATAAATGCTTCTTCGGGGAATGTGGGGTATTCTTGGTGTAGTTGCCAAGGGTGCATGTTAGCCGCTTTGGCATCATACCAGTCTTGGTTGCGTTCGCCGTCAGCAGACCAAGGGAAAAAGATGCCTTTAAACTTGTTGGCGTTGGTTTGTGAACCAACCCACAACTCGTGATAAAAATTGCCTGACCCATTAGCAGTAGACAGACCAATCACACGACCACCAACGTCCGTAACAGGTTCAATAGAAGCCCACGCTTCCTCAGCATTAGGTAAGAACGCCCATTCGTCTACAATTACCAAATACACTGACTCACCACGAGCAGGGTCGTTGCTGGACGGCAAAGATTCAATAGCGGATTCGTTGTCAAATACCATTTTTAATTGATGTTCGGTAATTTGTTGCGGACCACGCAACTTAAACCATTGAGGCAAAAATCGGTAACCATACTTAGCCTTAGATAATAACTTTACAGACTCACGTTCAGTACGGCTTAACATTACAATAAAACGGTCAGAAAAAAAGTATGCCAACCAAAAACTATAGGCGGCAGCCAACGTACTAAACCCAATTTGGCGAGCCTTAAGGACGATACTGTAACGTTCACTCATCCAAGTTTTAACAGTTTCTGTTTGCGCTAGACGTAACTTAAACAAAATACGTCCCTGTTGAGGATGTTTTACAAACCAATATTTTTCACAAAAATAAGAAAATGCAACCAACTGTTCATCCACACTAGCATTTTCGGGTCCACGACATTTACGGAACTCTGCTTCGTTTAACAGTTCATTTAATTCCATTATTTACCCCAAGGCTGCCAACCATTGCCGTTACGTTCCTCAGAGTACTCAAAAATAGCCAAACCAGCCTGTAAATTTATTTTAGGAATCAACAACTCTTTACACGAACTTAAAACACCTTGAGATTGCAACCATCCACTAGGATTATATTTATTAGGCAAACACCAAAATTGATTAATTTGCAACAACCCACCAGAACCACCATTGGGGTCAGAAGAATTAAACACTTTGGGAAAACAACGTGACTCACGCCACATAATATAATCTAATTTAGATAAATCAGACCTAGACCAACCCACATCCAAAGCATCATCCAACCAATGCCCACATTTACCAACCAACTCCTTAGACACAGCATGGACATGGGCGATTGGCATAATTAGACATGCAACAATAATGGATATAAACCATTTACGCATAACACCATCCTAACAGATTGTTATTTAGATTATTGCAAAAATTCTTTCACAGCCGTAGGAACATCATCCCCAGCCACATAACGGATATGCCAAGGTTCAGACTGAACTTCGTGGCTAAACCCAAACTTGTCTTCGTTGTTTAACAGCCATTCTAATATTTTACCATTAGCGTTAGCAACATCAACAGCCAACCCCAACATGTGACGGCTACAAGTTTTAGAGTCATCATTCGGTGCAGCCAAAGGCGCAAAACCACGTTTTAGCCACCATTTCTGACCATTCCAAGTACGACTAGTAGAATTAGCAACAGGTTCTTTTCTGTAGCGTTGCAAAAACGCAGCCTTTTGCTGGTCAATGCTACGAAACTGGTCACCCAAACTAGTTGGCTTCAAAGTAATACCATCTTTAGCGGCAGCAGCAACCATTGCATCCCACGCATCCGCAGCACACAACTCCATTTTGCCGCCACTAA